CGGTTGACAGCCGCACAATCCTCTCGACCGGCTCGTTTGACGAGAAAAAGCGTAAAGTTTATTTGTGTCATACAGCGGGAAAAACTTGACCGGCGAGCGAGGCTTACGGCGCGTAAGGGCGGAACGGCTGGCAAGTTTTTTCGTCAGGTTTATTTTTGCGGGATGCGCCTTTTTTGTTGAGGCGGGACCGGCAGCGGGGTAGCGAGTCCGGCGCATGACAAATACCACTTACGACGACTTCGTTAAAACCAAGGGCCGCAAGGCAAAGTCTCAAGGCTTTGACCCGCTGCCAATCACCGCGCCTCTTTTCGACTGGCAGGCTCACGTCGTCAAGTGGGCGGTCAAGCAAGGACGCGCTGCCTTATTCGAGGATTGCGGGCTTGGGAAAACCCTCCAGCAGCTCGAGTGGGCGCATCAGGTAGCGATGCACACGGGCGGCATGGTGTTGATCCTCACTCCGCTCGCCGTCGCTCATCAGACGATGAAGGAAGCGACGAAGTTTGGAATTGCCGCCAAGGTGGTCAAAGACCAGGACGAATGCGCAGGCAGCGGAATCTTCGTCACCAATTACGAAAAGCTGGAACACTTCGACGCTTCGCAATTTGTCGGAGTCGTGCTTGATGAAAGCTCAATCCTCAAGAACTTCACCGGAAAGACCCGAAAGCTCCTGACTGATACTTTCGCCCATCATCCCTACCGGCTCTGTTGCACTGCTACGCCAGCGCCCAATGACTTCATGGAGTTTGGCCAGCACGCCGAGTTCCTTGGGGTGATGCCGTCGAATGAGATGCTTTCCCGCTGGTTCATCAACGACACGATGAACTTTGGCAGCTACCGACTCAAGGGCCACGCGGAGGCTGACTTTTGGGAATGGGTTTCGGGTTGGGCCGCTTGCGTTTCCAACCCTGAAGATATCGGCTTTGACGGATCGGCTTACGTCCTTCCTCAACTCACCATGACTCCGGTTTTCGTTGAAATTGACGAAACGGAAGGCGCTGACGACGGCGAGCTTTTCCGCAACCCGGAACTGAACGCTACGACGATTCACAGGGAGATGCGGATTTCCTGCCCGGCTCGATGCAAGGAAGCCGCGCGCATTGTGGCATGCACTGACGGGCCGGTTATTGTTTGGTGCAACACGAATTACGAAGCGGACGAGCTGCAAAGGTTGATCCCGGAAGCCATTGAGGTTCGGGGTAGTGACACCTCGGTGCAAAAGGAGTCCAAGCTGGAATCGTTCACGACCGGCTCGTCACGGGTCATCATCACCAAGCCAGGGATCGCAGGCCACGGCCTGAACTGGCAGCATTGCAGCACGGTGGTTTTCGTCGGGTTGACCTACTCATTCGAGGAGTTCTACCAGGCGCTTCGCCGGTCCTACCGCTTCGGCCAAAAGCTTCCGGTGACGGCATGGGTGATCCAAGGTCCGAATGAGCAAAGCATCCTTTCCGTGGTCAACACGAAGATTGACGCTCACCGGAAAATGCAGGTCGCGATGAAACAAGCGGCAAAATATCTCAGGAACGAAGACGACAAGCAACTGACAATGAAAACTGACATTACTACAAAAACGGGCGACGGGTGGACTGTGGCCAATGCCGATTGCGTCCGCTATGCGCGGTCGCTAGCTGACAACTCGATTGACTTTTCAATCTACTCGCCGCCGTTCGCCTCGCTCTACATCTACAGCGCCGATGCGCAGGACATGGGGAATTGTTCCAATGACGCGGAGTTTATGGAGCATTACAAGTTCCTGATCGCTGAAAAGATGAGAATCACAAAACCCGGTTGCCTTTCCGCTGTGCATTGCAAGAACCTCGTGAACTACACGAACCGGGACGGCAAGGCGGGGATGCGAGACTTTCGGGGTGAAATCATCCGCGCCCACGTTGAGCTTGGATGGGCTTACCATGCCGAGGTTACAATCTGGAAAGACCCCGTGATTGAGATGCAGCGGACAAAAGCGCAAGGCTTGCTTTACAAGCAGCTTCGCGGCAACTCGAAATACACGCGCACCGGCATGGCGGAGTATCTGATGATCTTCCGCAAGTGGGGTGATCCCGAGGAAATGAAGGAGAACCCGGTGACGCATTCCCGCGAGGATTTCCCGTTGGATCAGTGGCAGCAGTGGGCTTCTCCCGTTTGGATGGACATTCGGCAAACTAACGTCCTTAACGTGAGGGCCGCTCGATGCCCCTCCGACGAAAAACACCTTTGCCCTCTCCAGCTCGATGTCATCGAACGAGCCGTGACGCTGTGGTCAAATCCTGGCGATTTGGTTTATTCGCCGTTTACCGGCATCGGAAGCGAAGGCGTGATGTCGCTTGAGCTTGGCCGTAAGTTCACCGGCAGTGAGCTAAAAGAATCGTATTTCAACCAAGCTTCGCAAAACCTCGCAAACGCCAAGTCGCAGTTGACGCTGCTCTGATTTCCCCATGCCGACCTGAGCATGTCGAGAAACTGCTCGCTTACCCATCAAACAAAATGAACCGCACAAAACAAATCAAACACTGGCAAGGCATCATCGAAACCCTGACAGCCTCATACAATCGCTTAGACGATGCCTGCAACGCAGCGATCAAGGCCGGGTGCATGGACAGCGAAGGCAGGTTGCACGAGGCGATCTGGGGCGCATTTGAAGACGCCGTTCAGATCATCGACCCGGACGGGTGGCTTGACTGGTGGCTGTGGGACAATGGGCGCGGCGGGCGCGGAATGCTGGCCAGCGCGAACGGTAAGAAGGCAAAGCCGGTCAAGACGGCAGCTCAAATGGCGCGGGTAATCGTCGATTGGAAGAACGAGCCATGAGCCACCTATCCCGATCTTTAGCTGTGATCCTGGCCGGCCATCCACGGCTCACCAATCTGATATTCAGAATCCTGAACCACATCGAACGCAAATGACATCTGACATTAAATTCACCCTTCACGTTTCATCCTCAAACCCCGCGCAGGTTTGGCCGATTAACGGCAAAACTGAACCAGAATTGGAACGCCGCATCGAAGCGAACTACTGGGCCGACGAGGACGAGTGTTGCGTTTCATTCCAGATCGCAGACATGGACGATCTACGGATGCTCATGGATTTCTACCGCGAGAAAACCGTCACCATGCGCCTGGTTGCCAACATCGAGACCAACGAGTGGTCGGCGCACGCTGGAATCAGTCCAAAGTTTCAAGGGGCGATCACGGGGCATCATCGCGCCAAAGAAGGCACCGAGCTGTCTCCCGCGACTGCGGCGAAGAAGCTGGATGCCATCGCTCATGCGCTCGCCAAATGGGCGGAGAAGAATCCGCTTGACCGCATCGAGCTTCCGGGCTAGTTGTCGGGCGTTCTCGATTTGCCGTCGGAACTCAACTTTTGAAGCCTTGCCAGCGATGGCAATAGCCCGCTCCCTTCCGACGGCAATCTTTCGGGGAGCGGGCTTTCCTTTGCCCGCGTGGTTCCAGTGGCGGCACCATTGCAACAGCTGGCCCTTTTCTCGTAGGGGTTAAATCGCAGCGCGAATACAAATGAAAGCGGCGAGGCTCACTCCCTATCCAACTAGGCAACACCGACACATTCAGGTTTGCTTGGGGGGTAGGGGGGCTTTGGAAAGGTATTGTTTCCAGCAAGTCACTCAGAACAAGGTAGAGAGCTAATAACCAAACCAACCAATGAACATCGAAGAACTGATCGAAGCCGTGCGAGCCTGGGGTGTCGCCCGCAACATCACCGGACCAAACGGCAAGGGCACGCTGCTAGAACAGCTTGCGAAGACGCAGGAGGAACTGACCGAGACGCGGGATGCGGCTGTGCTTTACTCGCAAGCTCAATTCATCTCCGTCAGAAACGGCAAGCGATACGAGACTCGGGAAGAGCTAATCGACGGACTGGGCGATGTATTCGTGACGATCATCCTCGCCGCTGAAATGGCGGGCTTGCGGATCGAGGACTGTTTGAAAGCCGCCTACGACGAGATCAAAGGCAGGACAGGCAAGATGGAGGGCGGGCAATTCGTGAAGGACAAGCCATGAGCGATCAGCCCACCGGCATCGAAGCCCAGGTCTGCGCGGACATCGCAGCACGGCAGCGGATCGGGATCGCCAAGTATGGAATGACGCTCGCGCAAAACGATCTGGAATTGCGAGCGAGATTGCAGCACGCCTACGAAGAATGCCTAGATCAGGCCTGTTATTTGAAGTGGGCGATGGAAAAACTGCCTACTGCTTCCAACGATTGCGCAGAAACTTGATTCTTTTCTTGCGGAAATCATCCGGCGGGGTAGGTTTGCGCCGTCAACCAACACCGACCATGACCAACACCGAACTACTCGCAGCCTACACCACCGCCCTGAACAACGGCGACATCACCGAATCTCTCCGCCTTGCCAACCTCGTTGACTTTGTAGCAGCTGCCCCGGCAATCGCCCCGCGCATCATCGACACCACCGCTGCCGACAACGCGGCAAAACGCTCCGGCTTCGACTACGAACGCGCAATTCTGATCCGCGACGAGCGCCTCCTCCACTCAATCTAACCCACCCAGCCCGCCGCTAACCCCGGCGGGCTTTTTTCCCATGAAGCTCCTACTTCTCACCGCCGCCCTCTACGCCGCCCTTGTCGCAATCAACCACCTCAACCCCGGACCCGGTGACGCGGATGTTCGCGGGCCAGCAACCATCGTCGAGCCATGACCGCCAGCCCCATCACCGACGCGCTCCGTGCCAACGTGGCCGGCGCAAAGTCCAAAGCGGGCCGGAAGCTCGCGGAGGAGGAGCTGGCGCGGTGGCTGGCGCGGAAGGAGCGCAAGCCGCACGCGCCATCGCCGTTCTCGCGGTTTGTGGCGAATCTCGAGAACGATCAAGTGGAGGCACGCCGAAAATGAAGCCCCAACTCGCCACCGACGTTATCGGCGTTGCCCTTCCGCGCCTTGTTGTGCATCTAGATTTGTTCAGTGGCATCGGCGGGTTCGCGCTTGCGGCTCAGATGGTGGGCGGAATCCAAACGGCGGCATTCTGTGAGATCAATCCCTATGCCGTAAGGGTGCTGCAAAAGAACTTCCCAGGTGTGCCAATACACAACGACGTAAAGACTCTGAAACCAAACAACTATGGACGAATTGACCTTATTACCGGCGGATACCCTTGCCAACCTTTCAGCCACGCCGGGGAGCGAAAAGGCGCGGATGATGACCGTCACCTCTGGCCGGAAGTGCGCCGAATTATTGAGGAGTGCCGACCTCGCATGGTGCTCTGTGAAAATGTTGCTGGTCACATCACACTGGGCCTCGACCAAGTGCTTTCTGAATTGGACTCCATCGGCTACTCCTGCGGGGCGACCGTGCTTCCGGCTTGTGCCGTGGATGCCAGTCACCGAAGGGATAGGGTGTGGATTCTGGCCCACGCCAGAGGCATTGTGCCACAAGACGGATGTAGCGAACCTGGAATATCTTCAAAGGAGGAAGCGCATTGGGAAGCAACTTGGGACAACGGGCGAGGTGATACTGGCGCACGGTGGGAAGGCGAAAACGAATATCCGGTGGATGGAATGGCTCATGGGATACCCAGTCGGGTGGACAGATTGCACGGACTTGGAAACGCCATCGTGCCGCAAGTCGCCGCCGAAATCCTCCGATGCATGATGCGCGTCGATTCTTTGCACAACACCACTGACAACCCGCCGCGCTAGCGGTCGAGTTCGTCGCCCGTGGCGTCAGGCGGTCAGGTAGTCGCAAATCCCGGTAGCCATCGCTTCAGCCATCGCGGAAACGCTGGAGGATGCCGTTTGCCACTCCTGCGCGTTGTCGCCAAAAAATGGCTCCGCGATGACTGCAGGGCAGTGGGTTAGCTTCAGGAACTCGCCCCCACGCTCGCCGCTGATCTTGGCCTTGATGCCGCGATTGACGGACATCGGAAAGGCTTCCTCGTATGCCCCGCGCAATGCGGTCGCTAGCGCCTTGCCGCCCTTAGATGTTTGCCAGAAAAGCCATTCATGGCCCTTCGCGGTGCCTGTGGCTGCATTAAAGTGGCATTCAATGGCTAGAGTCGCC